CAACAGTAATACAAGATTATATCGAATCAATCGGAAATAGAGTTTTGATGATTGATGACATAAGTCCTCAATTTAACAGCACTCCTAGATCAACAACCTTTACTATTGTTGATACATTTTCTGTTGATGAATTTGATTTAAATGCATATAGATTTAGAAAATATATTGCATTAATAACTGATAAATTTACAACAACAGATCAGGAAGTATTACTGGTTTCTCTTCTCCATGATAATGCAAATGGATATTTAAACCAATATGGTCGTGTAGAAACAATTAGTGACTTGGGATCATTTGATTTTACTATTTTAGGAACAGAAGCAAGTCTTCTTTTCTATCCAAACTATTTTTCCGTCAATAACTATGATGTAAGTTTAGCATCTTACAACTTAAGAGATATTACATCTGGAATTGGAACAGTTTCTCTTGGAGATTCTGCAATCATAAGAACGTCTACACAAAATGTTTCGGTTGGAACTACAACGGCTTCAACAATTGTTGGAATTGCATCTACTTATAGAGCATCCAAACTTCTGATTCAAATTGAAGCATCAGATAAGTCTTATTTTGAAATTGATGAAGTTACTGTAATTCATGATGGAACATCAGCATCGTTATTGGAGTATGGCCAAATAACTGCAAATGATTTAACTCCAGTTTCTATAAGTGGATTGGGCACTTATAGTGCTTATCTTTCTGGATCAAATTTAAATATCGATCTGACACCAAATTCTGGGTTAACAACAGATTATAACATCAATGCATTTATAGTTTCAATTGGAAATACTTCATCAACGACTACAGGATCTCAAACTATTACTGATTCTACTATAAAATCTACTATAACATCAATCGCATCATCAACAGCACCAACATCTAATATTGTATCACAATATCCAACAACATCTTTTGGTGCGTACTATATCGCTGTAGTTGAAGATAAAACAAATAATCAATACCAAGTTTCAGAACTTGTTTCTGTGTCAAACAGTGGAAACACATGTTTAACAGAATTTGCAGTTCTTGAAACTGGATCTTCCATCGGATCTTTTACGATCGATAATCCATCTGATGTAAATCTATATTTTACTCCAATTGCAAATGCAAATGTAGAAGTAAGAGTCTACCAACATGCAATTACAAATATCCACGATTCATCACTAACTCCTTCTATCGACTTTATAAATGGATCTATAGAATCTGTATATGGTGATTATACTGGCACCGAAATTGATGTTAGAAAATCTTTCTATCTAACTCATAAAGACAAACCAATTTTTGAAAGATATATTCTTGGTAATGATTCAAACATTATTGACATAAGCAATAATAGAATAAAAATTCCAGAGCATTTCTTTGTAACTGGTCAAGAATTAGCATATTCACACTCTGGCGCCGGTACAACTCAAGCAGTTGGAATTGCAACTACAACTATAACTGGAGTTGGATCTACGGACAAACTTCCAGCAACTTTATATGTTGTCAAATCAAGCGATCTTCATATTCAAGTTGCAGCTTCAGCATCCGAAGCACTTAGAACTCCACCTTCAGTTTTAACACTTTCGAGTGTTGGTATAGGCACTTCTCATGTTTTAAGAGCTAAAAACCAAAATTCAAAAGTTATTATTGGACTTGATAATGTTATTCAATCTCCAATTGTAAGCACTGCAGTCACAACAACTTTAGTAAGCAATGTTGAAATAATCAGTAGTTCAATGTTCATTTCTGGTATTACTTCATTCTTTGCTGGAGATGTTATAAAAGTTGGCAATGAACTTATGAGAATGACCGCAGTTGGATTTGGATCTACCAACAGCATTCTTGTTGATAGGGGATGGATGGGAAGTGGAATAGCAACACACCCATCTGGTAGTGTAATTACAAAAGTTCTTGGTAACTTTAATATTATAAGCAATTATGTTTATTTTGCGGATGCTCCATATGGAGAAGTACCATTTCCAAATCCATCACAAAGACCAGATGAGCAAGATTACACAGGATTAAGCACTAGTACAACTTTTAGTGGTAGAGTTTTCTTAAAATCTGGTGATCCAGATTCTTTACAGGAATCTTATCATGATAATTATATTTTTGATAATATATCCGGTTCATTTAATGCAACTACAAAAGATTTTACTTTAAGATCCAATTCTCAAAATATTACTGGAGTATCAACATCAAATGCTATTGTATTAATTAATTCAATATTCCAGCAACCAAGAAGATCAGGACCACTTACTGTACTTGGTGATTACTACTTGACAGAAAGTTCTGGTATTACTTCAATATCATTTACTGGCGCAGCTTCCTCTATTTTATATGATGTTAATACAGCATCAATTCCTCGTGGTGGTGTAATTGTATCTGTTGGATCTACTGCTGGGTTTGGATATCAACCTCTTGTTTCCGCTGGTGGAACTGCAATTGTATCTGTTGCTGGAACAATTTCATCTATCAGTATTGGAAATAGTGGATCAGGATATAGGGCAGGTATTCAAACAGTTGTTAATGTAGGTGTTCAAACATCAAGCGTTGGAACACCAAACATTGAATTTATTGGAACTGCAGCTATCAGCGGTGGACGTATTGTGAGTGTTGCTATCACGAATCCTGGGGTTGGATATACATCATCAAATCCACCAATCGTCGTTTTTGATGATCCACTTTCTTACTCAAACATTCCATTAATCTATAGTTCTTCTTCAAGATCTGGTTTAGGTACGGAAGCAACAGTTGATATTATTGTCGGTCAAGGTTCTAGTGTCATTAATTTTGAAATTAGAAATATTGGACATTCATATGGTCAAGGAGAAATATTGACAGTTGAAGTTGGTGGATCAACAGGAATACCAACAAATACTTCCTTAACATTCAAAGAGTTCCAAGTTTCTATTGACAGAACATTTACTGACAGTTTCTCTGGATGGACAGTTGGTGATTTACAAGTATTTGATCCAATCGACTCATTATTTGATGGTGAAAGAAAAGATTTCCCATTAAGTATTGATGGTGTTCAAACTACAATTAGAGCCAAAAAAGGCTCAAATATTGATATCAAAGCGACTTTGTTGGTATTCATAAATGATATTCTTCAAGTTCCTGGAACTGGATATGAGTTTAATGGTGGAAGTATAATTACATTCCCAGAACCTCCTAAATCTGAAAGTGTTTCAAAAATCATTTTCTATAAAGGAAATACTGATATTGATGTTGAATTTGTAGATATTTTAGAAACAGTTAAAGTTGGTGATGATTTGACATTACACTCTGATAATGAAAATTTAACAGAAACTGAAAGACTTGTCACTCAAATTAAATCTTCTGATACAGTTCTAACAAGTCTTTACAATAGTGTTGGTATTTCTGTTGATACAACTCTATTAAGACCAGTTACATTGTGCAGACAGACTGAGGATAAAATTATTAATGGTCAAAGAGTAGGAAAAGATAGAGAAATATATGAAGCATTAATTCAACCAACGACAAATATTATTCAAAATGTTGGCGTAAGTTCTGCTGAAATATTTGTTGAAAGTGTAAAAACTTTCTTTGATAATTCAAGTGAATATACATCTTCAGAACAACAACCAAAGAGAATTATTATTACGTCTCAAGACACCATAGTAGCAGCTGCTGCTACAGCAGTTGTTTCAGTTGCTGGAACAATTAGTTCTATTGTAATCAGTGATGGTGGAAGTGGCTATAGTTCTGCTCCATCGGTGACAATCGAGTCTCCTGTTGGTCTAGGATCGACTCAGAGAGCGTCTGCAGTCTCTTCCTTGACCGGAACGTCTGTTGCATCTATTTCTATTACTGCGCCAGGAACAGGATATACATCAACAAATCCACCTGTGGTTCTTATTGAGTTCCCAACTCCAAAAACAGAAAAAATTACAAAAGTAAATTATAGTGGAGATTTTGGAATTATTACTGGTGTCTCTACAACTTCTGTAGGAGTAGCATCAACTGGACTCGTTTTAGATTTGTTTGTTCCAACAAACTCATTCTTAAGAAATACTTCAATAAACAACGTTGGAGTTGCAACGACAGGAATCAGTGGTATTCAAACTGGTTATTATTTCGTTGTATTTAATTCTAATGTTGGATCTGCAGTTACTTCTATCCGTCAAAATAGGACGGTGGTTGGATATGGAACTCAATTCATTGACAACATCTATGAGGCTGCTGCAGTTTCCATTGCACAAACAAGTGTTCCGGGAATTGGAGTTACTTATGTTACCAAGGTCACTGTAAGTCTTCAGAATTATAATGGCATCACTGGAATTGGATTTAGCAATTTCTATGGCGAATTTAGTTGGGGAAGAATTACAAATCTTACCAGAGCTAACCCAGAATCATTTACAATTTATAACACAGGTTTATCTGGAATTGCAACCTCCCCAGTTGTTCAAAGAACGCAACCACTCAAGTCTCGCAATTACACCACATAAATAGATAAAAAAACGGCAAAATGGCTGCAATTATAACTGACCAACTAAGAATTTTGAATGCTAAGAATTTTGTCTCTGCGGCAACTTCTTCTTCAAATTCTTACTATGTGTTTGTTGGTTTACCCAATGCAACTAATTATAGTTCAAATTGGGACACAAATCCGCCAGCACCTAAAGATAATTTTGACCAAGAGAATGATTATTGGGACACAACAATAGCACTGAAAAAATTAAATTCCAGTGATGTTCAACAAGTAATTCGAAAAATTACTTGGACATCTGGAACAACATATGATATGTATCGTCATGATATTAGCGTTACAAACATAGCAAAACCATCTGGTGCAGTAAGTTTATATTCTGCAAATTATTACGTCGTAAATAGTGATTATAAAGTTTATATTTGCCTTCAAAATGGAACGGATCCAGAAAATTCGGACGGAAGACCTTCGCTCGATGAACCAACCTTTACAGATTTAGAACCAAGATCTGCTGGAACTAGTGGTGATGGTTATATTTGGAAATATCTTTATACAATTAAACCAAGCGACATTGTAAAATTTGATTCCATCAATTTTATGCCAGTCCCTAAAGACTGGTATACAAATACAACTGATGCTTCGGTTAGAAATAATGCAGCAACCAGTGGACAGTTAAAAATTGCCACAATTACTAATCGCGGTGTTGGAATTGGAACAGCAAACAAAACTTATACTAGAGTTCCTATAAAAGGAGATGGTTCTGGAGCTGAAGCAACTATTGTTATTAACAATGATTCAAAAGTTCAATCAATTACAATCTCTAGAGGTGGATCTGGATATACATATGGAACTGTTGATTTGGTAGCAGGAAATGTACCAACAGCAACAACAGATCCTGTTTTTAATGTTATCATTCCACCCAAAGGTGGTCATGGTGCTGACATCTATAGAGAGTTGGGAGCTAACAATGTTTTAATATACTCTCGTATCGAAAATGACAATCAAAATCCAGATTTTATTACAGGTAATCAAATTGCAAGAGTTGGTATAATTGAAAATCCTCAGGCATATGCTTCAACATCGTTGCTAGATTTACCTAAGGCAAGTGCAGTTTATGCTTTAAAATTGACTGGTGCTGGATATACCTCAGCTACTTTTACTGCTGACAGTAGATTTATTCAAACTGTTGGTGTTGGTTCAACCGCTGTTGGTAGAGTTATTTCTTATGATCAAACAACTGGTATTCTCAAATACTGGCAAGATAGAAGTCTTGTCGGATTTAACACAGACGGAACACAAAATACGTCACCAACTTATGGATTTAAATTAAACAGATTTACATCCAATCCTGGAGTTGGAGGAACAACGATTATTTCTGGTGGAAGTGTAAGTCTTTCTATTGATACAAACTTTACTGGTGTGTCAACCACAATAAATAGTAAGACATATTATCTTGGACAATCATTTACAAATGGTGAGTCCAATCCAGAAGTTAAAAAGTACTCTGGAAATATAATTTACGTTGATAATAGACCATCAATTACCAGATCGTCTAACCAAAAAGAAGATATTAAAGTAATTTTGCAATTCTAACGAGTCATGCCCCAGCAAACTAATTTCAATGTTTCTCCATATTATGATGACTTTAATGCGGATAAAAATTACTATAAGGTCCTATTTAAACCAGGATATCCTGTTCAGGCTAGAGAATTAACGACACTACAATCTATACTTCAAAACCAAATTGAACAGCAAGGTAATTTTACCTTTAAAGAAGGATCTATTGTAATTCCGGGGCAAATTAATTACAATAATCAATTTAATGCTGTAAAAATTGAAAATTCTTATTTGGGTGTAAATGTTGATTTATATGCCAATGATTTAATTGGAAAAACAATAAAAGGGGATACTTCAAAAGTTGAAGCTAAAATTGTATATGTTCTTAATGAAAATGAAGTAGGAAACGAGTATACAACTTTATATGTTTCTTATTTAGCTTCTGGTATCAATAATGATCAATCAAAATTTTCTGATCAAGAAAAATTAGTTCTTGAAGAGTCTTTTACTAAAGATAACATTATTATTCAAGCAGGAGAAGGATTTGCAAATACAACTGTTGATTCTATAGCAGTAGGATCTGCGGTTATTCTATCTTCTGGTGTTTACTTTTTAAGAGGAACTTTTGTTAATGTTGAAGATCAAATTTTAGTTATAGATCCATATTCAAACACATCATCTTATAAAGTTGGATTAGATGTTATTGAAGAAATTATTACACCTGATGATGACGACTCATTAAATGATAATGCACAAGGATTTTCAAATTACGCAGCTCCAGGAGCAGATCGTTTTAAAATTTCTGCAGTATTAAGTAAAAAAGATATTACTACAACAAATACTGAAAATTTTGTAGGACTTTTAGAAATTAGAAATGGTGAGTTAAGTAAAAATTTTGCAACTAACCCAACTTTAAACATTTTAGCATCGGAATTAGCTAGAATAACTTCTGAAGAATCTGGAGATTATTATATACAACCTTTAGATGTTTCATCTAAAGAAACATTAAACAATAGATTAGGTAATGATGGCATTTTTAATGAAAATCAATTAACTTATGATAACAATGTTCCAAGAGAAGATTTGGGAACTTATAGGATTTCTCCAGGAAAAGCATATGTTCAAGGATTTGAAGTTCAAAATATTTCTACAACTTACGTAGATTTTGAAAAACCAAGAACGACAAATACAAATATCGATGTCAATCTTACTTATCTAACAGGACCTACTTATACTTTAAATAGAGTTACTGGAACTCCAAACTTAAATCTTGCAAGCCCTTTCATTGTAAGTTTAAGAGACTCTAGAGTAGGAGTTTCCTCAACAACAGGAGCAGGAAAAGAAATTGGTCTTGCAAGAGTTTATGATTTTGCACTAGAATCTGGTTCATATAATACTTCAAACCAAAATCTTAATCAATGGGATCTTGCATTATTTGATATTGATGTTTATACCGAAATTTCATTAAATCAAAATGTAACATTGACAACCCCTACTCATATTCAAGGAAAGTCTAGTGGAGCAACAGCACATTTAAGATATAATGTTAATAACTCTGGTATCTTGACTGCATATGGAGTAGAAGGATCATTTGCTGTTGGTGAAAAATTTATTTTTAATGGTGTAGAAACAACCAGTAGGGTATCAACTGCCGTCACAGAATATACGACAAAAGATGTTGCGTCAGTATCTCAATATAATACTGGGGTTGGTAATACAATTTTTACCGGAGACATCATACCATCAACTCAATATTACGTAGGACTGGCTTCAATTACTGCTAGGTCTACAACTGGGATTAGTAGTATTTCAGTTTCTACAAATACTAATTTTTCTTTCAGCAATAATATCAAAGTTGGTGGATTGGTAGGATTTACAGCTTCTGGTTCAACTGTTCCAACGTATTGTAGTGTATTAACTGTATCCGATAAATCAATTACTGTATCTGGAGTAACAACAGTAACAGGAGTTTGTGAAGGATCACCACCTGCAACATCTCAAACTTTAAATGATCTTAATATCTTAGGATCTAATTTTCAATCTTCTGCCGACAATACATTATATACATTCTTTAAAAAACCATTTGTTAAATCTGTAGATTTTACCAATTCTTCTTTGACAATTAAAAAAGAATTTTCTGTTACAATTGCAAGTAATCAATCAAATACAGTTGTTGCAGAATTAAATCAATTCTTTTTGCCATTTGATGAAGAAAGATATTCTTTAGTTCGTTCTAATGGATCTTTTGAAAATTTAAGTGCAGATAAACTTGTATTTGATGAGCAAGCAAAGCAACTTACAATTTATGGATTGGGTGCAAATGATACTGGGGCAAGATTAATTGCAACTTTAAGAAAATCAAAAGTAACTTCAAAAGTCAAAAATAAAAATAGAATTGTATCATTAATTGTAGACAAATCTAAATACAGTTCTTCTGGAATTGGATCTACAACAACAAATGATGGATTGACTTATGGTTCGTATGCTTATGGAACTAGAGTTCAAGATAATGAAATTTCATTAAACGCAGCTGATGTTACCAAAGTATATGGTATTTTTGAATCTAGTGGAACATCTGCTGCATCTTTACCAAAAATTATTTTTAGTAGTTTGAATGGACCTACAAATAAAACAACTGATTTATTAGTTGGAGAACAATTTGTAGGACAAACTAGTGGATCTATTGGCATATATGTTGCAAGAAATAATGACCTTCAAATTGATTTTATTTATTTAAATGATATTGTTTTATTGGAAGGTGAAAATGTAAAATTTAATGACTCTGGAATAACTGCAGTCATTTCCTCAATTTCTCTTCCCGATAAAGATATTACGGATAGTTACACTGTTGATTATTCGAGAAAAGATACAATTCTTGATTATACAAGAATTGTTAGAAAACCAAATACAAAAGAACCTGTAAGACAACTTAAAATTATTTTTGAGTCGGCAAGTTTCTTATCATCAGATTCTGGAGATGTTACAACTGCCAATTCTTATGACCAATTTGATTATGGAACCCTGCCTTCTGTAAATGATGTGAGTGCGGTGTCAGATATTTTAGATATTCGACCAATAGTTTCTAACTACACAGTTTCATCTGGTTCGAGATCACCATTTGAATTTTTATCCAGAACATTTTCAGAAGTTTCAAATAGTGGAAAAAATATTTTGGCTTCCGATGAGTCAATCACTTTATCTTATGAAAATTATTTGAGTAGAATTGATAGAATTTTCTTAAATAAAAACGGACAATTCCAATTAATTAAAGGAGAACCATCCGAAAATCCTCAACCACCAAAATCCATAGATGATGCATTAGAAGTAGCATTTATTACTTTACCACCATATCTTGCCGATGCAACTAAAGCATCGATACAACTTTATGAACATAAGCGATATCAAATGAAAGATATTGCAAAACTTGAGACCAGAATTAAAAATCTTGAGAATTACACAACATTAAATCTTTTAGAAGCAAATACAAACAGTTTTAGTATAAAAGATGTTAATGGTTTAGATAGATTTAAATCTGGATTTTTTGTAGATAATTTTAGAACAACACAATATCAAAACAAATCTACAATTATTAAAAATTCTGTTGATGTTATCAATTCCGAATTAAGACCAACACCTTACGTGACATCTTTAGATTTGATGATTGGGTCTAAATCATTAGTTGGTATTGGACAATCTGTAGATCCTGCAGCAGATCCAAAATTTGTTACCGATCTAGTTTCAAATAATATTCGAAGAACAGGTCAAGTAGTTACATTAGATTATACAGATGAGTCTTATATTATTCAACCTTTTGCAACTAGAACGGAAAATGTAACTCCATATTTGGTAACCAAATATGTTGGATCTATTGATCTGTATCCATCATCAGACACTTGGACAGATCAAGTTAGACTCGATGCTAAAACTATCACTGTTGATAACTATACCCCAACGGTTAAACAATTACAAGCACAAGGAATAGATCCTCAAGCTGGTTTTGGTGGTATTAGATGGAATGATTGGGAAACTACATGGTCTGGAGTAACTGGAAGTGGAGTAGTGGGAACTGGTGGCGGGCCTGGAAAAGCACTTCAAAAAGTTAATATAGTTAAGACAAATCAAAAGAGAACAGGAACTGAATTAACTTTAACAGAAAATATCACAACTACATCTTTGGGTGATAAAATTGTTTCAACTGAACTCGTTAAATTTATGAGGTCTAGAAACGTTGAGTTTACCGCAAACAGATTTAGACCATTTACCAGAGTATATTCTTTCTTTGATGGAAAAGATGTAAACAATTATATTGTTCCAAAACTTCTTGAAATTACGATGCAATCTGGAATTTTCCAGGTTGGTGAGACTGTTATTGGAACATTTGCATCTTCGTTTATCAATCCAAATACAACTCCAGGAAAAACAACAACTGAAATTTCATTCAGAGTTGCATCAGCAAACCACAAATATGGTCCATATAATAATCCACTTGATATTTACATAAGAAATCCTTATGACCAACAAAATACTGCATCGATTCCTTCAGTCTATTCCTCAACATCAACACTTTTAAATGTAGATACAAGCAGTCTTTCTACCGAAATTTCTGGGCAATTTTATGGTAGAGTTTTAACAGGACTTACTTTAAAGGGACAAACCAGTGGAGCTCAAGCAGTTATTAACAATGTAAGATTAATCGCTGATAATGTTGGAACTGTCATCGGATCTTTCTATATTCCAAATCCAAATGTACCATCAAATCCTTCTTTTGAAACGGGAACCAAAACATTTAAACTGACAAGTAGTTCAGTAAATTCTACGGTGGAAGGTGTTGTAGATTCTGTGGGAGAATCTGATTATTCTGCATCTGGATTATTAAACTCCGTTCAAGAAAGCATTTTATCCGTAAGAGAAGCAAAAATATTACCAAGAACGGTAACAGATACAAGAACTTTAGTATCTAAAGTTCCAGTAGGACAACCATACGATCCATTAGCTCAATCTTTCTTAGTTACGGATGAAAGTGGAATATTTGTTACCAAAGCTGATATATTTGTCAGAACAAAAGATGAAACATTACCACTTATTGTTCAATTACGACCAATGGAACTGGGAATTCCAAAGGCAACGATTTATCCTTTTAGTGAAGTTGTAGTACAACCAAAAGATATTAATATTTCTGAAGATGGTTCTGTTGCAACAACAGTCACCTTCCCATCTCCAATTTATCTTCAAGGTGGTAAAGAACATGCGATTGTTCTTTTATCAGAAGCAAGTACTTATAATGTTTGGATTTCACGATTGGGTGAGACTGAAATAAGCACTACAAATCTTGCAGAATCTCAAAAAGTTGTTGTAACTCAACAACCAAACTTGGGATCTTTATTCAAGTCTCAAAATGGTTCAACCTGGGATCCAAGTCAATATGAAGATCTTAAATTTACAATTTATAAGGCAAACTTTACCACAAGTTCTGGCGATATTAATTTCTATAATCCAAAACTTGATATTGGAAATAGACAAATTGCAAATCTTGTAACCAACTCCCTTGAATTTAATTCAAGAAA